CTGTTGGCCACGCGCGCAACATACTGCATTTAAACGATTTTATATAGAGGCGAAAAAAAGTTTACGATGGGTGCATTTTTTGCTTGCGGTATGCTGTGTTATCTTTATGTTAACAATATAAGCAACGGAGGAAATCATGGCTACTTTCAATATCAACACAATCGACGGGAAAATGTCTGGTCAGTTCAATGCGCCTAGCGCACGCGAAGCTGGCTTGGCCGCGATGAACCAGTGGAAGCCATCCGTTGCTTTAGAAGTACAGCGCGTTCAGTCTGGCCCTAAGCCGACTAAAGCGCGCAAGCAATATCAGTGCGACTGCTGTGGCACTGATATCAACAAGGGCGACAATTACTTCAAGGTGTCTCGCTCAATCGGAAACCCAAACAAAGACACATATGATGGCGTCGGCATCACCCATCATGGCTTCCGCTACGCAGCGCAAGTTTGTGTCAACTGCAAATAGTAAATCGGAGAAACCAAAATGAATCTTACGCATACACATCAATTCTTGATCACGCACATCACCGACAGCGGCACAGGCTTCGGCGTCCGCACCGACAACGGCGAGAGCGTACACATCTCGCCGCGTCTGCTGGAGCAGGCGCACGCAAACCTCGACGACATCTGCACCGGCATCATCGTGCAGAATGCTGTCGAAGAGCAGCGCGAGCGCACGCCGTGGGTTGCCGCCTACGTGCAGGAACGACGCGCAGCGCGTGACGTGCTGGGCTTGGCGACTGACGTGCCAGCAGAGGCCGTACAAGCTCCCACCGAGAAGCCTAAGCAGGTCGATTGGGCTGACGTCCAGCGGAGGATCCTTGCGATGCTCCAGAGCGACGAGGTGACATATTGCGAGACGGCAGACATCGCTGACGTCGTTAGCGTTGAGCCGCGCAAGCTTTCACAGCATCTCGAAAACATGCACGCACGCGGCGAGATATGCCGAGCGCACGTAAACCAGCGTGCAAACCAGCAGCGCGCAACCTTGGTGCTGTGGAGCATCAACGCGGATGTGTACAAATGATCTGCGCGTCATGCGACGGAACCGGCTTCATCGAGTTGCCGCGTTTCGTCGATACACCGGACAGCGACGCGTGGACAACGGTGCGCTGCCCAGAATGCCAAGACGAAGACGACTTCGACTGGCGCAACGAAGAGGAGGAAGAATAATGACTAAGTGGACACAAGACATCATCATCGCCGCAGCGATTGCCGCGTCGGTGCTGGGCTGGGTCGGCGCTGTAAGCGCGGGGTGGATGTGATGGGGGTGTCTGTCAAAACGCATGAAGTGCCTAATATGCTGAACGCAATTAGAAGCTTTAAGAGCGCAAATGAATCATTGCGGGGAAGATCAAAGAGCAAAATTCTATTGGAACATATAGAGGCTTTTTTTTACATGATAAGTAAAGAGCGCGTTGAAATGCGACAGGCGCAAATGGACTTAGACTTTGGGCAAGCGAAAGCCCACAGAACCTTTAAGCATTTGGAACTGCTAGGCTGGGTAAAAATTAAGGTAAGCCCCAATGATGCAAGGCAGCGAGATGTATTCTTAACCGCAGAAGCTAATAACTTTCACCTTTACCTACAGCGGGGCGTTCATTTTAAAGTTAAACATAGGGAGGGAAAATGATGACACTCGCTGAACCCGTCTTCATGGCATTCGCCGTCTTTTCATCCGTAGACGAGTGCAAGGCGTTTGCGAAATATTACGACTTAGCGCGGATCTTTGAGCCGCAATGCGTTGAGATGGGCGGCGAGGCAGACTACCGCCGCCCGTGGCCCGACGTCAGACCACAGCCACGGCCAACACAGGAGAATGAACATGGCTAAATGGGATCTATCAAAACTGGAAGACTGCGCCAGCGTTGGCGCGCATATCGACGAGGATAGCAGCGCGCCGACGCAGCCAACGCCGCTGATGTTGGTCATGTCGATCAGGCGCAAGGCAGACATCATGCGCATGGACGCGGGGCGTGGCCCCGAGCGCCTGACGATCAAGCAGCGCGCCGAAGAAATCATGGCGCTCTGCGAGATGCTGGAGAAGCGGCTGTGAGCAAGCATTCCCTGAAATCCAAGCGCAGGCATCCCGACGCGGTTCGTGAGCGCTTCGAGGTGGGCCACATAACGTTTGAAATCTGCGACCACCCAGAAGACGGCAGGACGTTTGCGCTGATCGCCGGCCAAGCGCTGGAGGCGAAAGACCGCCGCCCGCTGTTCACTGGCTACGTCAATAAGGGCATGGCCACACAGCTTCGCAAGCTGGCACACCGATTCGATGAAATGGAGGAAAAGCTATGACGGAACACCTAACCCCGCTGGAGCGTTGGAAAGAATTGGCGATCATCGAGAACGCGCGCATGAAGCGCAGGCTCATTGGGCGCGATGACATGCACGCGTATGCCCACAAGCCGTGGCCGCTGGAGAAACTGCGCAAGGAGATCAAGCGCTGCCTGAGCAGGCACAGCGAGCTGTCGGTGGGTGACTTGTGCAGCATGATCGAGCAGGACGCCGTTCATATCGACATTGGGCTGAAGACCATGCGGGAGCGGCGCACAATCGTGAAGACGTCGTTTATTGAGGGCCAACAACTGTACCGGCTGCGCACGCAGGAAGAGTTCGCGTTTTAAGCGGAAAAGGTTTGCGGAAAACTATTTTTACTTTTTCGCAAACTATTTTGCCTGTGGGGCTTGCAATCTCCTGATGTTAACATTACGTTAACAGTATAGGAAATCAGGAGGAAATACAGATGAAAGTTAAGATCACACCTAACAGCGCACGTTTCGCGGCCACATATGACGATTATACATTTGACGTAACATGCACAGATCGGCAGGGGCGTCAGTATTGGCGCGAGGTTCACAGTAAGGACTTGGATGCTATGGATCGCCTTGCCCAAAAGGTAAATAAATGTGGCGAAATTAATAATCAATTTTGGGCGTGCTATGTGCCTTACGGATCAACGGCTTGGGATATAGAAGGCCACGAATACGATTTAGTTCAGCGTGAAAAAGAAGAATGGTAAGCAACGGGGGCTACGGCCCCACACCAACAGGAGGAAGATATGAAAATTAAGATTGAGCAAACCGTAGAGATCACCGGCCACGATCTGGATATTCTTCGCGCTTACTTTGACGACGTTAAGGATGAGGGCGAAAACTTCCGCGACTGGTATAAGTCAACATTCATTGCCTGTGGTCATGCGTTTATGGATGAAAAAGCTTCTGAGTACTGGGGGTGCGAATAACTTTGCGCCCTTGCACAATGTTAACGCGGCGTTATAGTAGCCGGATCAACGGAGGTAATTATGAACACTGAGATGAAGCAACTTGGCTCGCGGATCGACGCCAAGGTATTCGAGGCGCTGCGTGACTTGTCCAAGGAGAAGCGCATAAGCATGGCGTCGCTGACGCAGATGGCCATCCTGCGCCTGCTGGACGAGCATGGCGTGGACGTGCAGCGTGGATGATGATTTCACACTGACGCCGGAGCAGCATGCTGAGATGTCAGCGGTTGCCAGCAACACGATGTCCGAGGCAAACGCGCTGATGCGTGACATGCTGGCGATCACCGAGCACACCGAGATGCCAGACCTTGCCAAGGTGTACGCGCTGGGCGCTGCGCTGCAGTCTGTGGTCGGCTTCATGCGTGACAACGATTGCGACGTGCAGGACGCCATCGCCATGTGCATGGGGATCATATTCGAGACGTACAGCACGCCCGACAAGGAGGACATGCATTGAGCATTGTTACGTGTGGCATAGACTGCGGATACCGCACAGGCGGCGTGGCGCTGGTCGGTGAAAACTGGTCGGAGGTGCATGACCTGCCCGTCTACAGCGAGGGCGGCGTAGACGTCGTGGCGCTGATGGATATTCTCACGTCGGTGGATCGGCTCGATCACATCTGGATCGAGAAGCAGCAGGCGATGCCAAAGCAGGGCGTGTCCAGCACGTTCAAGCTGGGGTATGCGTTTGGCCAGATCACGACGACCGTGGCGCTGTCGCGCACGCGCTACACTATGGTGACGCCGGTCGTGTGGAAGCGGGCCATGAACCTGCCAAAGGATAAAGACGCGGCGCGTAGGATGGCGCAGCAGTGGTTCCCCGATAGGGCGAGCGAGCTGAAGCGCAAGAAAGATGAACACAGAGCAGAGGCGCTGCTGATAGCGCTGTATGGAAGGGGGAAGGCGTGAAGACAGCATTATATCGCCAGTTTAATAAAGAAAATAAACTTTTATATGTTGGCATCAGCCTAGATTACTCAAAAAGAATTAAGCAGCATTACAAGGGATCTGCTTGGTTTTTAGATGTAACTAATATTGAGCTGCAGTGGTTTGACACGCGTGAAGAGGCTTTAAAAGCTGAGCGTGAAGCGATTAGAGTTGAGCAGCCAGAATGCAATAAGCAGCACATTAATGACGGCGATGAGCGTGTTCCAAAGTTCCGCCATGATGCGAGAGAGTTTCAAGGCATGAACGCGCAAGTGATGCGTCATTTGGAAAATAATGGAAAAATGTTTTTGACTAAAGGTGAAGTGGCGAGCCTTGTTGGGATCAACAACTTTCACTTAAAAGGCTGGCTGGAATCCAAGAAGCTGAAGTCGATGCAGCCATTTTTCCCCGTGTCAAACCGTGAGGTGTTTTACATTGATGACGTCATTGACTGCATAAAGAAAGTAGTGGAGGAGCAAAGACAGTGACCATATCAACAACAATGTCAAACGAGGAATACCACCTGAGCGACGCGCTCAGCGCCTCTGGGGCCAAGACAATCGCCATGAAGTCGCTGGCCCATTACAAATATGCAGAACGTAAGGAAAGCAGCGCTTTCGACGTGGGCACGGCCACGCACACATTGGTGTTCGAGCCGAGTTTAGCGTCCACCGTATGGTGCGGGCCGGAGACGCGGCGCGGAAAGGAATGGAGCGAGCGCAAGGCGGAGGCCGACGCCAATGGCGCGCTGCTGCTAACGGAGGGCGATTACAAGATCGCCGTGGACGCGGCAAACGCGGTGCGCAGCAACAAGGAGGTGGCCAAGCTGCTATCCGGCGATCTGGTCTGCGAGGCCAGCATATTTGCGAAGGACACGCAGACAGGCGTGGACATGCGCTGCCGTCCAGACGGCTGGCGTCGTGACATCGGGGCGCTGATCGATTTGAAGACAACCATAGCGCCCGACCCCGAGGGCTTCAGCAAGCAAATCGCCAATTATGGCTATCACATTCAGGAGAGCTTCTACCGCAGGACGATGGGCCTGATCGGGGAGGAGATCGACAGGTTTATCTTCATCAGCGTGGGCAAGGAAGCGCCTTATCCCGTTGGTGTGTACGAGCTTGACTGGCGCACGCTCGCCGAGGGCGACGCGGCAGTTCAACACGCGCTAGAGAAATTTGCGATAGCGCGTAATACGGGCGTCTGGGATTACGGTTATGGGGAGCTGCAAACGCTTCAGATACCGCGCTGGGCGTTCAACTTCACCGCGTCACACGGCGCATAACACAGGCACACAACGTCAGGAGACAAACATGCCAATATCATTCGGAGAATCATCAGACGCGAGCGGCGCGTATATAAGGGTCAACCTTCCGCAAAACCGCTGGACGGTAAACAGGGGCGGCGATCCCGAAGCCATCGACATGGCCAAGGGTATCGCAATCGACATCGCCAACGTGAAGTTTGGGTGGCTCAAGATCGCCGTCGGAACGCGCGACTGGCAGGAATGGCCATCGCCATCGCAGCCGCTGCCAAAGCCGACCGAGACGGACGCGGAGGGCAAGCCAGCGTATAAGCAGGGGTTCGACGTGGACTGCTGGATGGCTGACGGCACCAAGGCGCAGTTCAGCAACAACTCATATGGCACGGGGCAGTTCATCGCCAAGCTGTACAACCAAGCGGAAAACGCGCCAGAGTTTGCGCAGGGCATGGTGCCGGTCGTCAGCGTCACGACGTCCACGCCTGTCGTGGTCGGAAAGGGCACGTCATACGACTTGGGGTTCACCATCGCAAAGTGGATCGCGAAGCCCGCAGACAGCACGCCGCCTAAGCCGGAGCCGGTGCCAACCGCAGCGGCCCCAGTTGCCAGCGTAGTAGACGCAGACGACTTCGGCTTCTAGGATAACAAGTTCCACGCCTGCTACGGCGGGCGTGGTTATAACAAAAGTTAAAACGGGGTAGCGGGATGAGCGTAAACTATTTTCAGAAGGTACGGGAAAGCGTCGTAACCGAGATTGGCATGGCGCCGCAGGGGCGTCGCAACGAGGCGCTGAACCTAGCTGCATACGCGCTGGGTCGGCACGCGCACATGGACGCCAGCAACATAGATAGCAGCGTCATAGACTTGCACACGGCGGCCAAGGCAATCGGGCTGCAGGAACACGAAATCAAGGCAACCATTGGCAGCGGGTTCAAGCGGGGCAGCGAAAACCCGAAGACGCTGGAGAACGATGACGCGGTGCCGTTCCAGCCGAGCGAGATGGATCGCCTGATCGTAAGGCTGGCCAGCAAGGATCTGCTGATCCGCGACGAGGAAACGCGCGCCGAGAAAATCGCAAAGGCGCAGGCCGCGTGGGAGCGCAGCGTGCCAATATCACGCGAGAACAAGGACGCCGTCAGACCGGCGCTGCTGTACCTGAACAATCGCGGGATGCGCGCAGGCGTGGCGGAGGGCGTCGCGCGGTTCAGCCCCAGCTTATACGACGGGCCAGCGATACTGTTTCCCGCGACCAACGCTGAAGGCGACGTCTGCGGCGTGCAGGCGGTGCTGCTGACGACGGACGGGAAGAAGCGCGAGCATAACAACATCAACAAGTATTCACGCGGCAGCCTCGTCGGCAATGCCATGCGGATCGGCGATCAGCACGAGGGCGGCGCGATCATATTGGTCGAGGGACCAGAGGACGCGCTGAGCGTGCGCCAAGCGATCATGGGCCACGTCGAGGCGACAATCGTCTGCACATTTGGCAAGTCGGGCATGAAGACGTTCAACGCGCCACGCGCATCAGACGTCACGATCTGCGCGGACCCAGACTTAGACGTGGAGGCGGTGTCGGACGTGCTGCGAGGCGACGGCAGCACAGACGTCCACGTCGTGCGCTTCGACGCGCTGGGCGTGGAAAACGTAAAGGATGCCAACGACTACCTGCAGGAAGCCGGCGCGGATAAGCTGCGCGAGGCGCTGGCGCTGGCGAAGCCGGTCGAGGAAGTGAAGCAGGAGCGCATCGCGGGCGAGCGCCAGTGGCCAACCGCATACGAGCCAATAGATCCCGCGAGCATACCGGCGCGGCGGTGGATCTACGGGCAGCATTACATACGAGGCCATGTCAGCGTGCTTGCCTCGGCGGGCGGCGTCGGGAAGACGTCGCTGCAGATCGTGGAGGCGCTGTGCATTGGCACCGGCAAGCCGCTGCTGGGCGAGGCCATACACGAGCCGTGCAAGGTGTGGATCATTAACCTCGAAGATCCGCTGGAGGAGATGCAGAGACGCCTTGCGGCGGCGATGCTGCATTACGGCGTCACCGCCGAGGAAATAAGGGGGCGCCTGTTCCTCGACGCCGGAAGAAGCTTGAACATGGTGTTCGCCAACCAAGGGCGCGACGGGATCGAGGTCAACGACGAGATGCTTGACTACATGGCGGCCAAGATCAAGGAGAACGACATCGGCATGGTGATGATCGACCCGTGGGTTGGCGCCAACCAGATCAACGAGAACGACAACGTGGCCATGAACGCAGCCGTCGGTGCCGTGCGTAGCGTCTGCGACGAGACAGATTGCGCCGTGGCGCTGGTGCATCACATCCGCAAGGGCAACGGCGACGAGGCGACCGTGGACAGCGTCAGAGGCGCGGGGTCGCTGATCGGGGCGGCGCGTGCGGCGCGGGTCATCAACAAGATCAGCTCGGAAGACGCGCAGAAGCTGGGCGTGTCAGAGGCGGAGAGCCTCGGCATATTCCGCGTGGACGACGGCAAGGCAAACTTGGCGCCGCCAGCAGCGAAGGCGGTGTACCGGCGCATGGTGGGCGTGCAGCTGCCAAACATGGAATATGTCGGCGTGGCCACGGAATATGCGATGCCGGATCTCTTCGACGGCATATCGGCGCGTGACGCGATGAAGGTGCAGCGTGACGTCGGGGCGGCGGAGGCGGCGGATGACCCGTACCGCGAAAACGTGCGCAGCAAGCGCTGGATCGGCGTGGCGGTGGCAGGCGCGCTGGATCTGGACTTGGAGAAGAAACACGAAAAGGCGAAGGCCAAGGCAATCGCCAAGACGTGGATCGACACGGGCGTATTGCGCACGGCCAAGTGGACGGATGCGCGCGCTGGGCGTGACGTGCAAATCGTGACCGTCGGGGAGTGGATCAACGGTGATGAGGCGGGCTTGTGAGCGTGTCCACGTTTACCACAGTGGACTGTGGGGGAGTGTGGGAGTGTGGGAATAATACAGTGAAATCCTTCCACCACAGTCAACGTATATATATACGTGACTGTGGTGGTGGACTGTGGTGGTGGAAAACGGACTGTGGAAGGGAGGGATACTTGCATGGCTAATCAGAAGGGGCGTCGCCCTACGGCAAAGCAGATAGCGGCAAAGGGGAAGTTTACGGTTGGCGAAAGGACGGAGCCTATACCGGCGTCTGTCTGGGGTCAGCTTGAGCCGCTGGATCGGGTGGCGAGGGAAATGACTGAGCGGTGGGGTGATGCGTTGCCGTCGCTGGTCACGCCGGATCTGGCAGGCAAGTTCGAGGCGGCCTATGAAGCGCTGAAGGAGGCGGTCGTGGAGCGTGACGTTGTTAGGACGAACAAGATCGCCACGCAACTCATGGCGGGGTGGAAGCGCATGGAGGCGGAAGCGGAGGGCGCGGGGCATAAGCCGCTGTCGCCGCACGCGTGGTGCGTGGAAGTGGATGGCGGGAAGATCGTGTGCTTCGCGAGGCAGGGATGCGCTGAGCTGCGCAAGCGGTATCCGCAGTGGGTGGTCTACTCGTTTGAGGATGCGGCGTGTATACTGAAGCAGCATTTCAGCGAGGCGTTTTTACAGAAGGCGTTTGAGACGTTTCCCAACGCGAAGGTGACGCGTGTGGTGGATGGAGATGGCAACAATAACATTGAGGATGATATACCATGGTGACGAGGGAAGATATTTTACGCACGGCGGGTGACTTGATCACGGGCGACAGGCAGCGGACGTATGGCTCCGCAAAGGCGTCGCACGCGACCATCGCTGGCATGTGGTCGGCGTATCTCGGGGTGCCTGTGACCGAGGTGGACGTGGCGGCGATGATGGTGCTGCTGAAGGTATCGCGGTCGCGCTCAAGCGATCACTCGGACAATTGGGTGGACGTGTGCGGTTACGCTGCGATAGCGGGTGAACTGGAGGCTGGCGATGGGTGAAATCGGGAAGGCGAAGATCGCGGCGATCAACGCGGTCGGCGAGGACGAGATATTCGACCGGATGTCACGCGGTGAAACCGTGAGCAAGATCATTGGCGAGTTCAATGTGGGGTGGAAGCTGTGGAACAAGTGGCTCGACGCTGAGCGTGGGCGTAAGGAGCGCTACAGAGCGGCACAGGAGGCCGCTGGGCACTTCTTCGCGTCACGCGCGGTGGATACGGCGCAGAACGCTGATCCCGCGACGGTGAACGTGTCACGCTTGCAGGTGGACACCGACAAGTGGATCGCGTCGAAGCTGAACCAGCAATACGATGTGCGGCAGAAGGACATCGCGATCAACATCAGCGTGAACGACTTGCACGCGCAGGCAGCGCAGTTGCTTGGCGACGTGGACGACATCGAGGACGCTGAAATCGTGGAAGAGGATGGCGAATGATGGCGATTTTGCACATCGAGAGAGGGAAGCGCATAGGCGCGCGCGGTTACCTTAACCTGACTGGATGGTCAAGATTGCGGTATCATATTACCGCTCCGCAGCGCAGCAATATGCACAACGATACAACTTTAAATAGTTGTAAAACGCTAACGTGCTGATATTGCTGCATATTTTATTTAACATAATAACGATTATGCGATTCCAGCCGTTTTCGGGGCCATATTCTGACCAGATGGTCAGGTTTGACCCCCCCCTCTTTTGGCGCGGCGGGGTGCAATTGCAATGACCCCCCCACGCATACCCGCCATACCCCCCCACCCCTTCACGTTTTCCGAGAAATAGGAGCCACGCGAAAAAATGACCAGCACCCCCGCACCCCAAGATAACCCGTTTCTGGCGCTCATGCGCCGCTATCGTGACGACCCTGTCCGCTTTGCCGAGGAGGTCATTGGCATCGAGCCCGACGAGTGGCAGGTTGAGCTGCTGGACGCCGTCTCCGCGCCTGCCATACGCCGTGTAAGCGTGCGCAGCGGCCACGGCGTCGGCAAAAGTACCGGCGTCGCCATGGCTGCCCTGTGGCACGTGTTGATGCGCGTGCCGAGCAAGACGGTTGTCACGGCGCCCACCAGCGCGCAGCTGTTTGATGCGCTGTTCGCGGAGATGAAGGCATTGGCCAAGAAGCTGAAGCCGCCGTTTGACAGCCTGCTGGAGGTGAAGTCTGATCGGATTGAGCTGAAGAGCCACCCCGAGAGCACGTTTATATCGTGCAGGACGTCACGGGCGGAGCAGCCCGAGGCGCTGGCCGGCGTTCACAGCCCCTCGGTGCTGCTGCTTGCTGACGAGGCCAGCGGGATACCCGAGGCCGTGTTTGAGGCTGCCAGTGGGTCGATGTCCGGCCACACCGCGACGACGGTGCTGACGGGCAACCCCACGCGTAACACGGGGTTCTTCTACGAGACGCACAACCGGCTGCGCGACGACTGGCACACGATGCATGTTTCCTGTGTGGACAGCCCGCGCGTCAGCGATGACTTCGTGGCGGATATGCAGCGCCGCTACGGGCCCGACAGCCCCGCTTATCATGTGCGCGTGCTTGGCAATTTCCCGCCGTCCGAGGAGGACACGGTGATCCCCGTCTCGCTGATCGAGGCTGCCATGGCCAGCGACGTGCGTGTCCATGAGAATACGGCGAGCATATGGGGTCTGGACGTCGCGCGTCAGGGCGGCGATGCGTCTGTCTTGGCTAAGCGGCAGGGGCCCGTCGTGCATCCGCTCAGCGTGTGGCGCAATCTCGATTTGATGCAGCTTACGGGTGCCGTGAAGGCGGAGTATGACGCGCTGCCGGCGGATAAGCGCCCGCAGGAAATCATCGTGGATAGCAACGGGTTCGGCGCAGGCGTGCTGGATCGGCTGCGTGAGGTGGGGCTTCCGGCGCGCGGGTTGAACGTGTCGGAGCGCGCCGCCGCCAATCAGACATATGTGAACCTGCGCGCGGAGCTGTGGTTCAAGGCGAAGGCGTGGCTGGAGGGTATGGATGTTAAGCTGCCGCGTGACGACGCGTTATATGCTGAGCTGGCGGCGCCGCGATATCACTTCACGTCAAGCGGCAAGATGCAGGTCGAGAGCAAGGACAGCATGAAGAAGCGGCGCGTTGCCTCGCCAGATCGCGCCGACGCCGTGTGCCTGTCATTGGCGACAGACCACACGGCGATGCATTTCGGTTCCAAGGTTGGCGGGTGGGGCGCGCCCCTTCGCAGGGGCATACGCGGGGTCGTTTAGGGGCGGGTTTGCATTTTCTCTGAAAAAAGTTTACCTTGGCCTTGCTCAGAGTGGTTTCATGTCCACGTCTGTACCTCATCGCGGGTTTTCCTCCCTGTACCCGCACAACTTGACCCCGTTGCGCCCCTCCCAGCGCGCGGGGTTTCTTTTTGGCGTTTTAATGTTATTATATCGCAAGATATTATGGAGATTGTGATGCCAAATGTAGGTG